GATTATGTAAATGCTATATTACAGAATAAAAAGAAGTTAATCGTTGATGAGTTGACAGAGAAATCTTATGCACCATTCTTGGTCAACCGAAGTCTATCATATCATAAAGACTGTATATTCTATGCAAACGAAATGAATCGTTACCATCAGATTGATAAGAAGTTGCAGAATGATTTTTTACTAAATATAGTCAGGTCACAAAAGAGACCATTTGCCAAGTGGGTTAAAGCTGAGAAAAGTGAAGATTTAGAATGTATAAAGCAAATCTTTGGTTTCTCTGAATCAAAGGCTCGTGAAGCCGTCCGCTTGCTTAGCAAAGAACAAATCCAAAAATTAAAAGAACAAACCGACATCGGTGGATTGAGGAAGTAAAATGGTTGATTTGAGTAAGTTCATTGAAATTGTTTTCAATGAACCAGATGATTTTCTTAAAGTTCGTGAAACATTAACACGAATTGGAGTATCATCTCGTAAAGAAAAAGTTCTTTACCAGTCTTGTCATATTCTACATAAACAAGGACAATATTACATTGTTCACTTCAAAGAATTATTTGCATTAGATGGCAAACCGTCCAATATATCAGAAAACGATATTCAAAGACGAAATGCTATTGCTAAACTATTGGAAGAATGGGGTCTAATTAAGATATTAAACTCTAAACTATTAGAAGATAATATTGCACCACTTCACCAAATTAAAATCATCGCTTTTAAAGAAAAGGATGAATGGAGTTTAATTCCAAAATATAATATTGGTAAAAAACCACAAGAATATTAGTCAATAAGACTAAATATAACCGTGATGCCTTAGGGGTCACATTTTGAAAACTTGCTTATTTTAAGGAGAAAGCTATGACATTAAGTCGTTTAACACCATTATATCACACAACATTAGGTTTTGAAAACTTCTTTGACGAAGTTGAGAAACTATTAAATTCAGATTTTAAAACCACTCCAACCACATTTCCACCACACAATATTCTAAAACTAGACGATAACCGTTATGTTGTAGAATTAGCTGTGGCAGGCTTCAGTAAAGAAGATATTGATGTTTCTGTAAATGATGGTGAATTGGTTATTAAAGGTAACAAAGAAGACAAAGCCGAATCAGGCGAATACCTACATAGAGGTATTGGTCTTCGCTCTTTCACCAAGACTTTGCGTATCGCTGATACAGTAGAAGTTAGAGGTGCAGAGTATAAAGATGGTATTCTAAAAGTTGGTTTGGAGAATGTTATTCCTGACCACAAAAAGCCTCGTAAGATTGAAATTGGAAAAGAATTAAACTTCTATAAACCAGAACTTCTTAACGAACAGGCGAAAGCAGCATAAAAGATGGGGGCTTCGGCCTCCACTTTAATTTTAATAATGAATGGAGTATATTATGTTTGGTTCTGATAAGAACTTTAAGATGCCAAAATCTGTTAAAAGGTTAATGGCAAGTTTTGGTGGTAGAACGAGAATTGAATTTAAGCATGCGATGATTAGAGCTATTGTGACCGCAGTTAAAGCGCCACCTAGACGAGACCGGAACCAAAAAGAAGATAAGGATCATTAAAATGGATTTAACACAAAAACTAAGCGCAAACTTTTCATTAAATGAATTGACAAAAAGTGAAACAGCTCTTCGCCATGATTTAGATAATACTCCGCCACAAGAAGTTGTGGATAATTTAAGAACACTATGTGAGAATGTTTTACAACCAGTTCGTGAAGGATATGGTATTGCAGTTAAAGTGAATTCTGGTTATAGAGCGCCAGAGGTTAATGCAGCTGTAGGTGGTTCTAAAACATCTGACCATTGTAAAGGTCAGGCCGCAGACATTGAAATTCCAGGTGTGCCTAATGCTGAATTAGCAGAATGGATTAAAGACAATTTAGATTTCACACAATTGATTCTTGAGTTTTACACACCAGGTATTCCAGATTCTGGTTGGGTTCATGTATCTTATGATGCTAATAATTTAAAGAAACAAGCTCTAACAGCGGTAAAAGAAAACGGCAAAACAGTTTATAAACCAGGATTAATTGCCTAATTTAAACAGATAAACAGTAGTAGTAGTTAATGATTATCAGTAGTGACTTTTAGCTGAAAGTGTTATAAAATATGGATGTTAGTGTAAAAAACTAACGATAAAACTCAAGTTAGACTTTGAATGACCGAGATAAAGGCCGTTCTCTCTAATGATTTGGTTTATAAAATAAACTTTATAAATCTAAGGAGAAATACCATGTGGACAACACCATCAGCTACTGAAATGCGTTTTGGCTTTGAAGTGACCATGTATGTAATGAACAAGTAATTTTTGTTCTTACTACGCAAACCCCACTTCGGTGGGGTTTTTTATTTGGAGTTTACCGTGAGTAAGATTACAGGATTCACAGCATCAACTTTTGATTTGCTTCATGCGGGTCATATTCTAATGTTAGCGGAAGCTAAATCTCAATGTGATTATTTAATTGTTGGTTTACAAACCAACCCATCTATTGACAGACCACAAATTAAAAATAAACCAGTTCAATCTATTGTTGAAAGATATGTTCAATTATCAGCTGTAAAATATATTGATGAGATTATCGTATATGAAACAGAAAGAGACCTTGAAGACTTACTCATGTTTCTACCGCTCAATAAAAGATTCATTGGTGAAGAATATCACGGTAAAGATTTCACCGGTAAACAAATTTGTGTTGACCGCAACATAGATATAATATACAATTCAAGGACACATCGTTTTAGTTCTACTGAGCTTCGTCAAAGAACCTATCAATACGAATTAGAAAAGAAAGCATAATGGCATTCCTAGTCCACAATTTACCACCAATTCAATGTTATGTAAAGAAGGAGTTTCTCTATGACTTTGAAAAAGGCTTTGGTGAATATGAACCTTGTATCTGGATGACGATTAAGTGTATTAAAGGCCAAGCATTTCGTATTGAAGCACTATTGCCCAACTACGGCGCCATTTATGATAAGCTTCCTTTACATGCTTTTGTATCAAGGCAAATAGACCTTAAAAATGCAACTTTACCTTTGGATTACTTGCAAATTTGGGACTGTTTGAGTTATAATATTACTGTCATTGAAAAAGATAATTTACGAATGTTAAAATGTAAATTCTTGGACAAAGACAGAAAATGGCATTATGGTGAGTATATGTTCACCGTAGATTTTTGCCAAAATGACCCTGGTTATTTGAATACAGGATTTTCAGAAACAGTAGAAGAACATAAGAGCTATAATTTTATTAAGTTGGACAATGGACAGTTCGCTGCTCAACCAAATAATAAAACTTTGTTCTATGATGCTTCTTTAACAGTACCTGAATTCAAAACACCAGATTTTAAAATAGCGACAAAGTTGTATTCGGTAGAAAAAAATGCTAAACACTCTGCCAGAAACAACAATGATTTTTTCTATGACTTTAAGGAAAGAAAAGAATGAACACTCGTGAAGTAGCAAAGAAGTTGGCCATTGAACATAAAATGCCTCGTGCAGACCGTTATGATTTATTCTTCCGTGAATATGATAACATGGTTGAAGTTGTTGGATGGATTCAAGATCCAACTCATGATATGAATGAATTTAGGGGCCGTGAGATGTTATACCCAAAAAGATGGGTTACTATCGGCGTTTTACCAGCAAGTTTAACAATTGGATTATAATATGAAATTAAAGTTAGTCACACTTAAAACAACACAAACACTTATCGGTGAAGTTGATTGTAGCGATAAGAATGAAATTATCATCAAGCAACCCGTTCAGGTAATCGTTCAACCATCAAAAGATGGCACAGTTATGGGGTTTGCACCATTTTTAGAATTCGCTTCTGAATTCAGAACAGGTATTAAAATTTCAATGGACAATGTTTTATGTCTTACTGAGCCTGTCCGTGAATTAGAGAATCAGTATAATAAGGTGTTTGGTGTAGGTATTGAAATTGCCTCAATTATTCCAAAAGTGTGATATACTCCTTGAATGTCAAATTATTACACAAGTGCCATAACTTATGGCAATCAAATCCTTTATCGTGGAATATCCAACGGTCAACAAGTCAAGCGTAAAGTAGCATATAAACCCATTCTGTATTTACCATCTAAAAAGGTGACAGAATGGAAAACGCTTCATGGTGAATATGTTGAGCCAATGAAGTTTGAGAACATTCGTGAAGCTCGTGATTTCGTTAAGCGATATGCTGAAGTAGATAACTTTAAGATATATGGCAACACCATGTATCAGTATGCCCTTATCGCTGAACAACATCCTGAAGAAATCATTGATTGGAAATACGAACATCTTTGTATTGCTAATGTTGATATTGAAGTTGGTTCTGAAAATGGATTCCCGGAACCTAAAACAGCATCTGAACCAATTACAGCCATTACCGTTAAATTTTCTAATGACCCAAAGTATTACACTTTTGGTTGTGGTGTTTATGAAAAACACCGTGATGATGTTCAATACATTTTCTGTAAAGATGAATATACTCTTATCAAAGAGTTCTTAATTATCTGGCAACAAAAATCTCCTCATGCGATGACCGGTTGGAACATTTATGGTTTTGATATTCCATATTTGGTCAACCGTATCAGTAGAATATCTGGTGAAGAAGAAGCCAAAAAGTTATCTCCATGGGGTATAATTAATGCTCGTGAAGATACTCTATACAACCGAAAATTTCAAATTTATGAGCTTCTAGGGTGTGTGACACTAGACTATATGCGTTTGTTCCGTAAGTTTTCGCCAAATCGTTCACAAGAATCGTATCGTTTAGACCATATTGCACAAACTGAAGGCGTTGGTCAAAAGATTTCATATAGTGAATATGATGGTCTCTATGATTTATATAAAAAGAATTATCAAAAGTTTATTGAGTATAACATACGAGATGTTGAGCTTGTTGAGAAACTAAACGCAAAAGGTCGCCTAATTGAAATGGCACTTACGATTGCTTATGATGCTAAAGTAAATTATGATGATATCTTCGCTCAAGTTCGTATGTGGGATACAATTGCACACAATTATCTCTATCACAAAAAGATTGTAGTTCCTCCAAAATTTGTATCTAAAAAGAATCAAGCTTATGAAGGTGCATATGTAAAAGACCCACAAATCGGTCTATTTAATTGGGTAGCATCTTTTGACCTTAATTCACTTTATCCACATTTAATGATGCAATATAATATTGCGCCAGATACTATAATTGAACCAAAAGATTATACACCAAGAATGAGGGATATAATTGCACAAGGCGTTACAGTAGAAAAACTATTACACCAAAAAATTGATTTGAGTGGTTTAGAAGGTGTAACGATTACACCTAATGGCCAATTCTTCAGAACAAATAAACAAGGTTTCTTACCAGAGATTTTGGAAAAGATGTATAATGACCGAACAAAATATAAAGATGCTATGTTGGATGCCAAGAAGAAGTATGAAGTGGCTACATCAACAGAGGCCAAAAAAGAATATGGTGCATTAGTATCTCGTTATGCAAATCTACAACTCACTAAAAAAGAATGTTTGAATTCAGCGTATGGTGCTTTGGGTTCTGAATACTTCCGATTCTTTGATATACGCCAAGCAGAAGGCATTACCATGGCGGGTCAGTTAAGTATTCAATGGATTGAAAGAAAACTAAACGAGTATCTCAATAAATTATTAAAAACTGATGACAAAGATTTTGTAATTGCAATTGATACTGATTCGGTTTATTTGAACCTTGAACCTCTGGTCAATTCAGTATTCAAAGATACTCCTGATACGAGCAAAGTGATTGCTTTCTTGGATAAAATATGCGAAGATAAATTTCAACCATATATTGATAAAGCATATGAAGAATTGGCAAATTATGTTCATGCTTATGGCCAAAAAATGAAAATGAAGCGTGAAAATTTGGCCGATAAAGCTATCTGGACTGCTAAGAAAAGATACATTATGAATGTGCATAATTCAGAAGGCGTTCAATATACCGAACCACAAATTAAAATTACAGGCCTTGAAGCCATTAAATCATCCACACCAACAGCTTGTCGTGATAAGATTAAAGAAGCCTTGCATATTATTATGACAGGAACTGAAAATCAACTACACACCATGATTGAAAACTTTCGTGATGAATTTAAAAAGATGCCTGTAGAAGATATTGCTTTTCCTAGGTCAATGAATGGTTTAAGTGAATATAAAGATAATAAACATATATGGGCCAAAGGCACTCCAATCCATGTTCGTGGCGCTTTAGTGTATAATCATATGCTTGACCTGTTAAATATATCTAAACAATATCAAAAGATTCAAAATGGTGAAAAGATTAAATTTATATATCTTCGTGAACCAAATATCTTCAAGACCGATATTATTTCTTTTGCAAGTAAAATGCCAAACGAATTTCGTGTAGAAGAATTTATTGATTACGAAACACAATTT